GACTAATCCATTTTTCTTATAATAACTATAATTATTATAGCATATATTTTTTGTTTTGTGTGTCGAACGGTGTCGAATATTTTACAAAATTGCATTTTTAGTTTGTGAAATTTATTGACTTTTATATTTTATTTTGATATTATATTTTTATCGTTTAAACACTCACCGTGACAGCTTAGTTGTATTAAGTAGCAACTAGTTGTTATGCAAATAATAGTTAGTTGCTACTATCATGCAACTAGGTTTCGACTTATTTGCAACACGAGGAGGTGAGTGAATTGGAAACGCTTTTGGTAATTACAATAATATTCTTTTCTTTAGGCTTCGCAATTGAAAAAGCTACAAACTTTTTCAAGGAAATAAAATCTGGTTCAGCTAAATTAGCTAAAGGTTTTGAAGCAAAACTATCAATTGTTCCAGTTGATAGCAAAAAAAGTGAAGTAAGTGCCACTAACACAAACTCCACAAACGATAACTTAGATTAGTTTACTAATCTGTAAGGAGCTTTGCTCCTTATTTTTTATTATATTCATTATTTATATTTTTATCACATGTATTTCTAGAAAGTCAATGCTTTTATCTAATGTTACATAAAAGTTAAAATCTTGTAACAAAATTGTAACATTTCTTTTGATATCTGTCAAGATTCACTATCATTTTAATTTAATTTTTAAATATTTGAATTGCTAAATTTATTAACTCAATTACAATATTTATTAGTTCACTATGTTTTTTTATAAAATTTTCAATTCCATTTATGTATTTTTTCCTTATCTCACCTGCTTTCAAAATTTATTATAATAATAAAATATAAACAGATGGACTTTTATTCTTTACTGTCCTTTTTTCACTCCTCTTTATAGTTTGACTTTCTATTACTTGTTTATTATAACATATTTTTGTAAAATTTGCAAATTACTTTTTTCTTTTATTATACCACTTTATTTTATATTTTTATGTATTATGTTAATAATTTTAAATCTTTATAATCAATTTTAAGCCGTTTTATTTTTCAATTAATGTAATTATATACCTCTATAAAACGCAAAAAAGAGGTAAATTGAAATTAATCAACTTACCTCTTAATTTTATTTAACTCCACCTGTCCATTTTGCAAATCCTATCTTGTAGTTTGAAGTTCCACTTACATTATATCTTACCATTGGTCTTCCATTAAATATTCCAAAACAATCACATTCTTCGTATGGGCTTAAACTTCCTATAACTTTTGTTAAGCTTGTATCTGCATATATAATTTCTTTTGTTGAACCGTTTTTATATCTTCTCACTGGTTCATCACTCCCTTCAACTTTTGGTACTGCTACTGTAGTTGTAGCTTGTCCTATTTTATTTGCTACATCATTTTTGAATTGTATCCAAGCTTGTTCATTTCTTACATAGTATCTTGGACATTCTTTTCCTGTTACATCATAATGTCTTATAATTGCATCTATTCCTAGATTGTATCTCTTGCATATATCTGCACATAACTCTACTAAACTGTTATATGTATTGTCATTAAATTTTCCTTCCCAATCTGGGTGACAATCTTCTATTCCAATTGACTTTCTATTCATTGAATAACTACCACTATGGAAAGCAACTTCATTTTCTGGTATGCATCTTATTATTTCACCGTTTAAACCAATTATATAATGTGATGATGCATATGTCTTATGTGATGTTGCCAAGCTTTCAAAATAGTTTCTATTGCCTAATGCTGAACTTCCTGCATTTCCAACCCAATGAACTACAATTTTTTCAATTTTATTTTGTTTTTCTCCACTTCTTGAATATGGATTTATTGTTAATAGTCTATCTTCTATATTCATTATTCGTTTGCCTCCCCTCTTGTATCTTCTTCTGCAAGTTCCATTGTTTCTACAATTTCATCTTCCATAACTATTCCTCCTTATTACTTATTGCTTTTTGTCCTAACAAATATGTTCCAATAACTCCTTGTACTACTGCAATAACTTGTACTATTTGTATTGCATATGGTATTGTTATTCCATCTACTGCATTTATTCCTGCTACTAATGCACTTACTATTGCTAATATATTTGTTAAATATTTTGCTATTGTTTTTATTTTTTCCATATTAGTTCACCTCCTACATAAATTTACTTAATCCTAGTGCAAAAGCTATTGCTGTTAATATTATTCCAGTCACAAAAGAAATTACTTTGCCTTTTACTTGTTTCTTTGTGTCTTCATAGTCCCTGACTGGCTTTTCTTCGATTATTTTTAAGCGTTCGTTCATTTTATTTTGTTCTTCTCTCATTGCTTTCATTTCTGTTGCTATTTCTCTTACACTTAATGTTAAGTCGTATATATTTTCTACTTTATTTTCAACAACATCTATTCTTTTTGTATTTGACTTTTCTCGCTCTTCCAGATGTGCTACTTTTTCAATTAATTCTGTATCTTGCATCTTTACACCTCCTAATCAACATAATAATTTATATAAAATGCAATTTGCCCTTTTTCAAAAGTCTTTTCCGCATCCCAATTAAATAAAAAGACTTCTCCTTTAGTATTAATTTCACAATAAACTGTACTATAGCTTCTCGAATATGGATTAAATCTAATTTGATAAGCTGGTTTGTATTTGTCTGGTAATGTTCCAATTATATTAGTCGCAAATGCTTTTAATGTTACATTTTTTTCTGATACTGCCCTTATAAATACTTGCTTTCCTATCATCTTATAATAACATCCATAATCTTCATTTAAATTTTCCCAATCTTCATCCTCTGCCTTTTCATACCCCTCTGGCACTACATCTCCATCAAAGTCTACTATTGCTCCAGCTGGTATGCTATCATTTGCTTTTATTACTAATTCTTTTAATTCTCCATTACTTCTTACTTTCATAATTACCCTCCTAATCTGTGGTTTTAGTGTATTCAACTACCACATAAATAGTTTTATTTAAATAATTCTCTCTAGTAGTAAAACCAAATATATATCCACCTTCAGCAGATACATAAATATTAGATTTTATCGTAGAATCAAAAGTATTATATAAATTATTACATAACAAACTATCAGTAAAAACCTTTGTTATTGTTCCATATTTTATGTTACTACTTATTAAACTTCCTACTGTAAAATTACCTTGAGAATATATTGATGTAAATTTAATAGTTCCTACTTTTCTATACAACGGTTTTCCATCAATCCACGTACCAATAACTTGCTCATCTGTTGAATATTTTTCTTTTGCCATTTCTTCCACTAGTCTCATACTTGGTGCATTACTTGTTTTATCTTCTACATTTTCTGTATCTACGATTTTTCCATTTATCGGTATTGTTGTGTTTTTCTTTTTTATTTTCATAACTTCCTCCTAATCTGTGGTTTTGGTATATTCTAGTGTTATATACCAATTTCTTTGAGACCAACTATCATTTATATATCTTATTTCAATCATTGTCGAACTTACATAATCTATTGTTGTAGTTCCTCCACTCATTGATAAATTAGGAATATGTTTTAATCCATCCGTCATTTCTGCATATACTACTTTATCTATATTAGAAATATTATGTCTAATGTCATAACTAGTGACTTGTGTTACAAATGGTACTTCAAAATTTGATATAATAGTTTTTCTATACAGTGGTTTTCCATCAATCCAAGTTCCTATTTTCTGCTCTTCCGTTGAATAAACTTCTTCATTTTTCTTTATAAACTCTTCATACACTCCATTTGAGTTTCTGACAAATATTTGTGGTTCTATGTAAGCTTCATATGATGTTGCTTTTGAACCTTGTTCTAATTGCACATTATTAAAAGTTACTGTATAAGTAGAAGCTGTTGTAGTAGCACTTCTGTTCACATATGCAAAAACATTTTGTACTCCTGTTTCATCTGTAGTAAAAGTGATTACTGATTTAAAACTTTTATTTCCATTTTTACACCCATCTATATTATTATCTATATAAAATCCGCAATAAGCTCCATTAGAATTTGTAACATCTGCACTTAATGTATATATTGTGTTCGGTTTTAAATTTAAATTTAATAGAGCATATGCCCAATTACCTATGTTGGTAATAGAAAAACTATTATTACTTTTTGTATTTAATTTTGCATTCGGATATTTAGTTTGAATATTATAAGAATTAAATACATTCTTCCCTTTTCTAAACCACACCTTTTCCCCAGCCGTTGGTTCTTCTGCTCCTACATATACCTCAGCTTTGCCTAATGTTAAACTCTCTTCAAAGTCTTCATCTTCTATTATTATCTTTGCTGAGCTTGGGGCTTCTTCTTCGTTTCCTACAAATACTTCGTTACCCTCTACCGCTTCTAGTTTTGTATCTATTTCATCTTTTTTATAATAGCTACTTAAGTCTACTTCTGTTGTTCCTATATGCTCCCAACCATTATTGATATAAATAAATTCATCATATACATCATTTTGTTCTGTTTTTGTTTTTGGTACAAAATATATTGTATGTTCATCTATATTATCAGTTGGTAGTTCTTCTACTACTAATACACTAAATTGATTTACTTGGTCTAGTATATTTGATTTTATTTTTTGTATTTCCTCTTTTGTGAAATAGTCAATGCCTTTAACTGGCTTAATACCTGGTTCTCCTTGCTCTCCTTTGTCCCCTTTAGGTAAAACTAAATTTAATATTTGATTTGGGCTTTCTCCTTCTAATGTTGCACTTGCTTTTTCTCCAGTTTCTACTGTTCCTATTTTTATATTATTAGTTTCGCCCTTATCGCCTTTATCACCTTTTTCACCCTGTTCTCCTTTTATTAATGGAATATTGGTTATTCCCTCTATATGTATTGATTCAATTTCATTATTTTCTAAATCTCCTATTGTTACCATTATTCATCCTCCTTAAAAGTAATTTCATCAGTTAATGTAATACTTCCAAATCCTAATGTTTTAACATATTTTTCTGACTTAAATTCTATATCATATTGATATGTACCATATGCTAAATTACTTGTGTCATCAGATTCTAATGTAAAATAGAAATATCCATCTTCGTAATTTATTCCATTTTCAGGAAATTCTTTTTTTATTAATACTTTTTTACTATTGCTGTTTTGTTTAACTGTAAAATACACATTATCACTTAATGTTGGAATAATAGGATTATCATATCCATCTTTTATTTGAAATTTAATTACTTGTGTATCGCCTCTTGTAAATTCTAAATCCATATTTTTCTCCTTTCTATTGTAAATAACCATATATATTTATTGCAGCCCAAACAAAACCAGTTTGAGCAAAACAATCCTTTGCAACAGAAGGTATTGAGTTTGTTGTAGCTATTTTAATTCTGCAATTTTTCTTTATCTTACTAGCAATATTTTTTGAAACTACCTCTGTAATTTTTAAATTGCTCGAGCTTGGAACTTCTGCTGTAAAACTATTATTTGAACTATTAAAACAATCTAAAATTTCATTATATGTGATTCCTCCAAATTCTGATTTATATTCACTTTGTTCTTCACCTTGAACATAAACATTATTTGAAATTTCTGCTATATAACATTTTACGTTTCTAGCATAGCCATAAACTGTAGAACCACTTTTCATGTTTGTTTTGATTGGAATATGTCTTAATTTCAAATATGCTGATGTTATAGTAAAATTACTTGGCACAGATATATCAATATACAAACTATATTTATCGGCACTAGAAACATAGCCAGGTATAAATCCTAACCACCAATATTCTCCAGCACTTTTAGAATCTCCATTAACTTCCGAAATTCCTTTTGCTAGGAATTGTAAATTAGATAAAACACCACCATTTCCAATTAATTTAGTTCCATTAGAAAGTATCAAGCCATCTTTACTAATAGTAACTAACTCTTTTCCATTTGCATCCAATACTTGTAAAAAACCATTTGTATTATTTTCTCCTCCTAATTTCAAAGAGCCACCTTTAATTCTGTCAGCATTTAAATAACCTGCTCTTATAAAATTAGCATTTATAATACCATCTAATCCAATAATTGTTTGATATTGTCCATCTATTCCATTACTTGAAATATCTAGTGCATTTTTCCCAATTCTTAATACTGTTTTTGCCTCTTCTAAAACATTTGTATCAGCAATATACATAATTCCATCTTTTTTTACAACATAGCCACTATTTTGTTCAATTACTTCTTCAACTATTTTTTGTATGTTTTCCCACATAGAATCTAATTTGTATTTTTTTATTAATTGTTCTATAGTCTGTGGCATCATACTATCTTGTCTACTTGTTTTTTGTGGTTTTATATCAAAATCCATCTTTTCCTCCAATATTAAAAGCACCTACATTTCTGTAAGTGCTTTATGTTATTCTTATTTTTTATCTTTAAAACAACTTTATATTTTCTTGGTAAAAAAACAATAAGGTTAAAAATATTAATATATAATTTGTTATAATTGTATAATTATCAAAATGTTCATCTGATATGTTTTCTTTTGTTATGACATGCAGAACAGCCATAATTACAATAGAAGCAACTGTCCATATTGCAGTAGGAATTATAGCTAACATCAATCTTACTACTACATATTCAAGAAATTCCAACATAAAAATCACCCTCTTTATTTTTTTATCTATTATACATCTCATCCAATTTTATTAGCATTTCTTGATTTTCAGGTATATATTTATTATTTAACTTTATTTTAAAATCATTTCCAGATTTATTCAAAATTACAAAGTATTCTCTTTTTGCTGTCAATTCTATACCCTTTATATTTTTTAGATTTGTATAATTTAGTGAATATATTATTTTAGCATTCTTTAATATTTTTTCTGTTTTTTCTTCATTTTCTCTTGAAAACAAATATAGTGTTATTATAACAGAACCTATAGTAAAAATCAAACTTAAAAATCCATATTTATCAAAAGATAATATTCTATTTACTCCTATAAATATAGCAACAAATAAAATAATAAACCAAACTCTAACAATAATAAATTTAAATTTATTCATAATATTACTCCTTTTATTTAGATTTTATCATGATTTTTTTGCATAATTTGTCGTATTATGTCAAAAAAGTAATATTATTTTACATATTTGTAAATAGGTATCATTGATTTTGTTTGTATTTTTCCGCTTTTATCTATTTTGAAACCTATATTTTTCAATATTTCTGTTCTTTCACTATAGTTTAGATTTTTACTACTATTTACAAAATTCACTATATCATTATCATAAGTATTTATATCTTCTATTTTACAAATAATCTTCTTATAATCTTGTGACAGTTCTTCATCAGAGATAGAATTTAGATAATTATATACTTTTTGCTTTTTGCTTCCTGATATTGTTTCTCCATCTGTGTCTTTATCGTTTTCAAATGTTTGTGTTTTATATTTTAAATATTGATTAATTGGTAATCCTAACTTATCTACCAAAATTGTTTTTTTATCTTTACTATTAATGTAATTCTTATAAATACTTTCTTTTTCATCTTTACTATAATTAGAATCAACTAATATTTGTATTTTGTCTTTATCTTTTAATTGTTCATTATCTTTAAGTTCACCTTTATCGCCTTTTTCTTGTTTTAATTTACCCGTTTGATATTTAAAATCACTATAACTTTTTAAAGAAATATTAGAATTTTTATTTTTTTCTTTCTCTTCATCTGACAATTCATTCCAATCCCCTTTTATATCTTTATAGTATTGACTGTTATCTATTGTTGCATATCTATCATTCTTATCTAATTTTTCAAAATTAGATAATTTGTTTTCTACTATATCATTTATTTTTTTTTGTTTTTTTTTACTTTTTCTTTTTTTATTTCTTACTTTTTCTTTTTTGTCTTTATCTGATATATTTGAGTTCTGAATTTCTCTTTTTTGTTTATACAAATCTGACATTTCTGTTGATTCATTTGTAAAATATTTATATTTTATTTTATCTTCATCTGTAGCATTTAAACTATTTTTGGTCTTTTCTAGTTCTTCTGTTTTACTATAATATTCACTCACATTTTTATTTTTCATAACTGAATCTGTGGTAAACTTGTCTTCTAAAATATTATTTTCTGCTTGTGGTGTCATCATTGGTAAAATCATATCACCTATACCACCTGAATATTGATCTAGTACATAATTAATTTTTTTAGGACTTATTTTTAAATTTTTACCTAAAAATTTACTCAATTCATCTGTACTCTCATCGTATTGTTCCGCAACAGGTAGATTTTGTAATCTTGTATTCACAATGTCACCACCAAACCATGATTTATTATCAATAGTTTGTTTTATTGGTGCAATAATATTGTCTGTTATAGGATTATTGGGAGCTAATTGATTTATGGTTGTATCAACTAATGATTTCCAATCAACTTCTTTGCCTTCTATTGTTTCTAATGTTCTTCTTGCTACTCCTCCTATAACACTTGATACTCTTCCCTTTGGAATCCTAAAGAATTTTCCATCACCCAACTTAAATAAAAAATAATTATCCTTAGTATAATCAGGTAAATCCTCATAGTCATCATCATCGCCTAACAACAATCCATTTATTATAGCAGGTGTTATTTGATATGCAGTTGCTTTTAATATCAAATTAGCATACCCCTTCCATCCATTCTTGCCTGATACATTTCTATATACTTTATCAAGTCCTTGAACAGATGCATTTAAAAAGTTAGCACCATATTTATTAATAGCTTTTGTTATGTCTCCTCCTCTTTTAAAGTTTGTTGTAATATCTGCTGCATTATATAGTGCTTCATCTATACTTCCTTTATGTTCAATTGTTGAAATATATTCAGCAAGTCTGGGTGCTTGTTCTAAAACTTCATTTACATCTTTTATTTTATTCACAAATTTTTTAACTGGATTTTTGGTTTTTGCTGGAAGTATTCCTTTATTATAATCGAAATACGTATTCGCAGTTCCTCCATTATTTTTATAGCTTTGATACCAGCTACCATCTGTTGCAATATTATATAATGCCTTTGTCCAATTTTTAACAAATGTTGCACCATTATATTTAGAATTAAATAAAGCATCTTGAAAATCTTTAATAGGATTATTCATTGCAAATCCAACACTATAAGTAGTCAATAATTCTCTCTGTGCTTTTGACATTTTTTCTATTGGAGTTAATATAGCTTTTGCAACTTTACTATTATTAATTTTATTTTGTAGAGTATCTTTAGAAAAAGCACTATATAATTCATCACTTATTTTAAATTGTGTCATCTCACCATCTTTAAAAATAGTAAATGTATTTTTTCCTTTTCCTTCACTATCAATTACATTACCAGCTATTGTTTGCATTGCCACTGCATCAAAATCAATTCCAGAAGTAATAGTTGAATCCTTCCCTAATGTTTTATATAATTCAATTCCGAGATTATTTATCCTTATTGCTTTTTTTATAGCCATTGTTTGCTCTGCCATGCTTTCCTTTACTGATAGTATATCTAAATTACTTTCAGTTGCTTTTTTTAATACATTTCCACCTACTCTGTCATCTTCATATTGTGATATATTATCTGTAATATCTCTAAAAGTTGGCACATAATCTCCATACATTTTTTTTAGGTTTTTGTATGTTGTTTCTGATACCAAACCATTACTAACTAAATCTTTTATATTATTATCATTATATTTACTTACATCTTTTGCCCATTCTTTAAATTGTGGATATTTTTTTTCATAACTGTTAACAATATTTTGTGAATATGTTGCTGAAATTTCTTTTCCAAATATACCTTTTTCATGAGCATATCTTGATATGTTATGTTTATTTAATAAGTAATCTTCAAATTCTTTAGATACATTCATATCTTGAGCAGGTTGAAAAATATCAATTATTGATTTTCCTACAACTTCTCCTTTAGAATTTATTTGATTATCACCTATAGAAATTTGAGATTCATTAAAAGTATTCATTGTTCTATCATATAAATATGTTAAATTTTTATTTCCTTTTTTTTCTGCTAATTTATCTATATAATGTCCTTTATTAACAAATTTTTGTGCTAGTGTATCTTTTATTTCTTTTATACCTACTTTTTCTTTGCTTCTTTTTGCTTTTATATAATCAATTGTAGGACTATTTTCAACACTATTTTCTCTCAATTCATTTTGTAATTTCTCACCTTCATCAATTGTGGCTATATTTACCTTTTTTGTTTCTTCTTTAATTGCATCTAAATCTGATATTTTGCTATCATTGGCTATTTGAGCTGATGCTCTATATGGTTTTATATCATCCGTTTTTGTATTTTCTTTTGTTGGTAAATTATATTCTTTTAAACTATTACCTGTTCCTTGTTTTTTATAGTTATCCTCTACAAATTGTTGCCAGTCTTTTATTCCTCCCAATACCAATCCGTTATTTTCACTAGTATTTGATGAATTTTTATTTTTATTGCTTTCAGTAAATTCATTAGATACCTCCTCATTACTAATATTACTTAAATAATTATACAATCCTATTTTCATTTTTTCAAGTATAGTAGTATCTACATTTGCAGATTTAGGCATAACAATAGTTAAATCTTTTTTATTATATTTCTCTTGTATCATTCTTTTAGTTGTATCCCTTGCTTCTATCTCACCAGGATTATTTTTATATTTTTCTTTTCCAAATTTTATAGAAGTTCCTCCTGAAAATCCTTCTATTTTTTGAATTGCATGTTGTATCTCATGAATTAATGTACCTTCTGCATTTGATACATTATTAAATCTATTAATATCTATAGTTAATTCATTTGTTAATCTATTATATCTTCCATTTAGTTTACCGTTAGTTTTGAAATTATTAGAGTTCATATCTTCAATTTTTACTTTGTATTCTTTTAATTGAGGATACATTTCAAATAAAGTATTATGAACAAGAATATCTTTTAATTTAAACTCTTGACCTACTTGATAATTTTGGTTTGCAATCTTCATATCTTTATCAGAAAAATTAAATTTCATTTTTCCTGTAACTTTATCTTTATACCAACCTGTTTCTTCAAATATTTTTTGATTGCTTTCTTTATTTTTTGCCATTTGCTTTGCTTTATTATAACTATTATATGCTTCTTGACTTAATTGTTGATTCTTTATATTTTTTAATGCTTCTTTACCAGCAATAGAATATTTCAAATTGCTATCATTTTTACCAAATTCTTGATTATAAGCTGTTTCAAATTTGTTTTTTATATCAGTCCAAAATATTTTTTCGTTTTTACCTCCAGTAAATTTATTTAATTTATCAATTACCCAGTTATATATTTTTTTTGCAACGGATTGATTTTGATTTACAAGTCTATTTACATATTCCTGATTTCCAAGTTCTCTTTGTAAAATGCTCATAGTTGCTTCTTCATCAATGAGTTTATTAAAATTTTCATCAGACATTTTTATATTATCATTTTCATAGGCTTGTTTATATGTATTTTCTAATGATTTTCTTGCACTCTCCCAGTTTTCTTTTCTACTAGCATCTTTCAATATCATGTTTTGGACTTCGTTTAAATCTAAATCATGTCCTAGTTCATGTATTGCAAGTTCTTGTACTCTTGTGTTAGTATCTTGTGCTTTAGGATTAAATACAACTTCTCTTCCTGATATATTTCCTTGTTCATCATATGTTGGTTTCCAAACGGAAAAAGCATCATTATTATTTTGAAAAGTATTCTCATCAAAATAAGCATTAATTCCCCTTTTATCAAACATTTGCTTTATTTCTTTTAAATCTTCATTTTTATAATCTATGTTATATTGTTTTGCACTTTCATTAAAATCTTTTATTATTGTATTTTTAGTATTGTTTCTTTCTGTTATATTAGATTTTGAAGTATTTTTGTCTTGAATTGGTATAACTTGTTGTTCTTGAGTTTCAAATTGATTTTGTGGGGCATTTGGTTGTATATTGTAGTTATTATCTATTATGCTCTGAGCTTTATTTAACATATTTTGAGTATTACTATCTAATTCTTTTCCTGTATAATAATCTTTATATTTGTTCACTTGTTGTTCTACACTATCTAACATCATTTTTGATGTATCTAGTTGTTGTCCAGCTTCTTTCACAGCATTTTGAATTTCTTGTCCTGTAATCTTTTGATTGCTGTGTAACTTTTCAACTACTCCTGTACAAGACTGAATACCTAAATTAGTCCCACCTAATATAGCACTTACTAATCCTCCATTTATTCCATCTTGTAACATTTTTTGTCCTATTCCTTCCCACTGTGCCTTATCTTTTCCAGCTACTGTTTGGGCTGTTAATTCTTGAATAGGGTCAACTATTGCTTCTTGAATAATATTATCAGCAATACCAATTCCATAATTTTTTAATACTGTTTTCATACTACTTTTAGTAAGTTCTTTAGTTCCTTCTTTTACTACCTCTTTACCAGTACCTTTTACTAATGCTTTTACTCCTTTTCCTGCTTTAGATAGATTTTCTATTCCTATCATTTCAGTAGCACCTTCCATTAATCCCATAATGCCAGAATATTTTTGAGCTTCTTCATCGTTCATTCCTCTTTGTTTAGCATCTTCATAATATTGACCACTTGCTGAACCAGATGCATATACTGCACCAAATCCAGGAATAAAAGATGGTATCATTTGTCCAATCGATGGTGCAAGTTGGGCAGTTTTCTTTAAAATAGGATTATTTATATCTTCTATATTTTTTGATATCTTTTGATTGTTATTATTTATTTTTTCTTGCAGTTTATTTTGATAATCATTCTGTTCATTTTTTATTTTGTCAATGTATTTATTATTTTCTTCTAGTATTGATTTGGCACTTTCATCATTTGTTTTTTTATTTAACTGTTCTTGTAAAAAATCATCATTCATATTTACAGCGCTATTAAAAGTATTATTTCTTGTATTTCTTTCTAATTGTTGTCTAAAATAACTTATACCATTATCAATACCTAAGCCTGCATTTTGTATGTTTTTTCCAAACCCATTTGCTATATTTTTTACTTTATCCCATAATGATACATTATTATTTTCATTATAATCATTTTTATCACTTCTAATATTTATTTCTTCTGTTTTTATTTTACTTGAATCTACTTCATTATTATTTATTTGTGAAATTAATTGATTTGCAATATCATCTGCATTGTATTTTTCTTCTTTTTTCGAAATAAATTTAGCCATCTTACACCTCTTATTTATTATCTTCCTCCACCACCGCCAGTTCCTCCTGGTGATGATGAATATAATCTGTTAGTAACAGTTTTTACTATGTTTTCCATTTCTCCTTCTGTTATTTTTCCACTACTAACAGCTCTTTGCATAGCATTTCCCATTCTATTTAGAAATTCTTGTTTTCCTGCATCTGTTACCATTTGGTCTGCTGTTTCTAGAGATTTATTTAATAATATCTGTGCTATATTTGAATCTGATGTGTTATTTGATAATGAATCGTTTGAGCCATTAACTTTCAAACCATCGCTTGAGCTACTCTTCTTCCCTGAACTTTTACTAGTAGAACGGGAAGATTTACTACTAGCGGCTGCTTTTTTTGATAATTCATATTGTTTTTGCCATTGACTATCTGACACTGCATCTCTTTGTTTTTGATAATCAAAAGTTTTTTGCCATTGACTATCTGAAACACTATCCCTTTGTTGTTGATAATCATAATTCTTTTGCTTCCATTGATTTTCAATCTCATTTTGTCTGACTTGTTCATCAAATGTTTTTTGCCATTGATTATCAGATACTTTGTCACGTTCTTTTTGATACAAATATTGTTCTCTATTTTGTCTTAACTCATAATTCTGTGTTAATAATTGTAATCTTTGTGCATATAAATCAACCGCTGCTTGAGCCTGTTGTACACTTCCTTGTTGTCTTGCTTGTGCAATTTTAAAATCATAATCACTTTTTAAATCTCTTGCATTATTTAATGTATCTGTTACATTTTTTTGGTATGTATTATATAATGCTGTTTTTGTTGTTTCCGCATATCCACTATTAGCCAATCCTTGCTGTGCTAATTGTTCTGCTTGTACACCATACTGATTTGTTTGTTTTTGCCAATTTGAATATAAACTTTGATTTGTTTTATCAACATCTTTATCTATCTTTTCTTTTTCCCTATTTAATTCATCAGTTTGTATTTGAGTTTGTTGATTAATTAATTCATTTTGCTTTTTTTGTTGTTCATTTAATAAATTATTTTGCTGATTCATTAAACTATCTATATCTTCATATCCAGTCGCCATATTTTTTTCTCCTTTTAATTAATTCTTTTCCATATATAACAAGTAATATATGGTTGTAAAAGTGAAACAGAAGTAGAACCACCTGAACTTGTTGTTTGTTGACCAGAACCAGCTATTGTATGAATGTGTCCTTTGCCTCCACCAGTTTTTCCTGTTGTATTATTTGTTTCATCTTCATATTGTGGATTTCCTTGGTCTTTACCAATATAAACTCCTGCTCCAATACGAGTTCTGTTATAAGATGATGAACCCCATGAACCAAAAGCATATTTGATATGGCTATGTGATGGAATTTGGTCTACTGTTAATGTTGTACTTCCTGTATTTCCACCGTGATTATGACTTGCTATTGTATGTTTATGTGAAATATCCACTGTTTTATTTCCGCCAGTTTTTTCTACTGTGTTAAAATTACCATCGTTTGTATTAATCCCAACTGGTACTCTACCAGCTCCCCATAATTGCCAAGTTCCAAAACCTAAATATGTTGCTGGATTTACATTTTTTGTATCAAAAATTAATTTACCAACATAATATTTTTTCTTATTATCTTCAAGCAATTTTGCATTAACATCTTTCTTTATTTGAGTTACTATATCATCTATCTCTTTTGTTAGAACTTCATTGAGGTAATTTTTTATCACTAAAGAGCCTTCATCAAACTTTCTTTTTAATTCATCTGATTCTAAAGTTGGACTATCAGACAAATTTTCTATAATATTTAAATTTTCTTCTAATTTTGTTAAAGCCATTTTATTTCCTCCTATTTCTTTATATAACCGCCTACAAATGCCTCTATTATCGCACTAAATATACCAAATGGTTTATCTATTTCATCACTATAAAACTTTAATGACATTTCATTCACTTTTTTTTCTTTAATTTTATATATTAAATATGATTTATCTGTTGTTATAAAACTAAAGTTAGCAAAATTCATATTATTAAAAGTAAATCCATTGGATGATTTTTTTGTAACAAATTTATACTCTTCTGATTTATCTGTTCTTTTAGCTATTTTTATTAATCCATTAGGAATTGTCTTTATTTTTGCTATTCCTCCACGTTTATTAGTGGTTTTTAATTGATTATTATAACCAAAATTATCCATTGGTGTTGTCCAATAAGATTGAATAGTTTTTGCATTATCATTCGTTCCTTCTAAAATAAAAATAGAACCTTCTTCGGTTCCTATATATAATTTATCATTGTATTCTTTTAATATAGATGGTTTAATGCTTGATATATCCCAATAAAACCATTCATACTCAAAACTATTTAAACTAGCATATTTCTGTCTACTATCTGCTAGATATATTTTTCCATTTACTAATATAAATAAATATCCTTGATATTCTGTCATCATAGCTTGTTTATAATTATTTTCATTTGTCATTTTTACATCAACCATTGTGCTTCTATGTGCAATAACTTGTTTACTATCTATTTTTTCTGTAGAAATTCCTTCTAATCCATATCGACTTAAATAAACAATATCATCTTGAAAATTACTGCTTCCTACATAACACCCAACACTTACATTTCCCTGTTTTGTTGGGTATATTTTTCCATTCTCTAAGTCTAACGTTGGTTCGTGATAAAACACATTAGCATTATTTTGGTCTAAATTTTTAAAAATCCATAATACATTATTTCCAACAGTCATTCCAGTTATTGCTGAATCACTTGAACCATCTTCATAATAGTCTAAATCACTAATATATTCTGGATTATTTAATTTTGAATGAAATACTGCATTAGGATAATCAGGATTTCCTGTATAAAACAATCTATTATCAAATAATAGTACATTTGTACACTTATTTATTCTGTCAGCATATCCATCTATTGTTTTTGAAAATGTAATAAATACATTGTCATCTCCTAAAGTTGACTTACTTGGTGCTGTATTAAATGTTACTTTTCCATTTGCTCTATCTACTGTAAAATTTTTATTTTCAGTTTGTGTTGTTCCATTTACAGTTGCTACAACAGTAGAATTATCAATATTTTGTGCATCTAAATAATATTCTTTTGATGTTCCATCTCCTACAAAACTATTAATTCTTTTTGGTTGCAACACATTTACATCTTCTAATAATTCTCCTCCACCTTTTCCTCCTGCTTTTCTACTGATACTTGTTCTAGGAATATATGGATTATCATTTTCTATTTTTTTAACTGCGTCTCCATTGTAAGTAAGATAATTTTTTCCATCGTTAATATATAATTTATTATTCAATTTATTAAAATTGCTTCTAATATTATTCATATCACTATATAAAATTTTTAAATGTTCATTATCTGGAACACTAGGAAAATTACTCCATTCATATAACCTCGTTCCACTATGTATTATAGCTTTAGTTAGCCCAAATATATATATACCATTTATTTTACTATTACTTATTTGAGCTATTTTCCTATAACCTGGTCTAGTTTCTATGCAAGTTCCTTGATTATCTCTATAATTTTTCCACACATTTAAAGCATCTGGACTTCTTTTTATATCAACAAGACTAGGTTCATCTAAGAAATCTACTCCTGTGAAATCAGCATACATTCTTTTTATTCCTGTAGCCATTTTTTACCTCCTAAATATCATATTCACTTTCTTTTAATATAACAGTTGGTATATTTTTTCTAGTATCTAATGATTGCAACTTTCTTTGATATTCGGTTGCGAATGCAGTATAATCAGCACTTGGGTCTGTTTTTAATAAATCATCAGCTACCTTATATGGTAATATTCCTTGAACATCTTCATCAATTTCAAGATAAAAATCATCCGCGGTTTCTTCATTTATTTCTTGAGGATATTTATAATATTCTAAAATAGTCTTTCCCTCTAAATTGTCATTTATATAAATTTTGTTTTGTATAGTATAATAATCTGAATTAATAGGTTTATTATTTTTATCTAATGTTATTATATTTTTAATTTGATATAAATCTGATGGTAAATTATATGCTGTATAATTATCTTCTTTTTTATCATCATCTATTTCTTCATAAACTTTCATTCCTACAATTTTCTTAGTAAGAGCTAATTCCTTATATGCTAAGTTATAAATAAATGGTATTCTTAATGCTATATCTTCATCTTCTGTTTTTTCTTTTAAATTTGGTGAATATTCTTCGATTAAAGCTAATGCTATTTTCTTATTTTCTCCATATGTCATATTAAGACCTCCAAGTCCGCCAGATTCGAACTGGCTAATCCTTTTACTTGATATAAAAAACAGAGGGAATTAATCCCTCTTGTATTATGGTAATTCTACAGCTTGAACAGTTATATCAGTTGTTTCACCTTTTATTATTACTTTACCAGCATTTTCTCCTGATACATTTTCAAATTTTCCACTTTCAATAACTATTCCATATGTTTTCCCAGAAGGAATAGAAACTTCTAAATCTTCTGTTCCTTGTAAAGAATTACCTTTTAGTATTGTTGCTTTCTTGCTTTCGCTAGAATGTGAATTAGTTATCATAAGTAATATTTTACCATCTGATTTTTCTGTATAATCCACACTAGCACCTGCAGATGCATCTACAGCAACAGCACTTTCAATTTCTTTAGCTTCATTTCTTAATAATTTTGTATTTTCGATTTTTGTCATAGCCATTTTTTATCAACTCCATTCTTTATTTTTATTTTTGATGACATCTTAATACTGCACATTCTTTTGGTCTAACCATTTTACCACCATATGTATTTAATCCTTTTACTGCTTCTGCAAAACCTCTCTCTGGTTCATATGGCTTTAATTTATCTATACCGTTGCAATAAGCAAATGCTTTTGATGTTTTAACAATTATATAATCATCTGTTCCATCGTTATAAGCATTGTTTGTCATTTTTACTTTAGCATTATTGTATAAACCTAAGACTCCTTGTGCTATCAATTCATCATTATTTGTTTTTAGTTCTATTAATTTATTTTGGAATAAACTATAAAACCAAGGTGTTAAGTACATAGTAACTTTGTCTTTTGTACTTACTCCTTGGCTCCATAATTTTACAAATATTTCATCAATAGCTTTCTTTGCATCTTCGGCTGTTGAAATTTCTTTTGATTCTGTTTTATAACCAGCATTCTTTGCCATTTGTGTTGCACAGAATATATCTTCTTGTTCTGCCATTCCTCTTGTTGTTTCTTCTTGTAATGCTTCCATTACTCCTTCTGTAGCTTGAGCTTTATCTATGTCATCCATTCCATAATTGAAATAATCAAATTGGTCGATATCTAGATATGTTGAAGCATCTGGGATTCTTTCAGCTGGGTCAATATCTTTATTAGGAATATATTTTTTAATAGTTGGTCTTCCAACATTTAATATTTTTACTCTCTTTCCTTGTCCAGCTTCTCCTTCAAATTTGAAATCACAATCTTGTTTAAATACTGTGAATTTTGGTAATTCGTGTTGTATGTATTTTGACCATACAGTTGGTTTAAAATTTGCATAACTCATTTTATATCTCTCCTTTACTTTTTTTATTTGCCCCATTTTTTCATTGAAGCCATAACATTTTTAAATATTGTAGGGTTGTCCAAATCTTTAGAAGTCAATTTGTCAACTTCTTCAGATGTATAATATTTTTTTACTTTTGATTCTCCTACTGTTGATTTAATACTACCTGTACTAGCAGGTTTTTCTACCTCTTTATGATTTAATTTTTCATACAAATCATAAATATCAGTAATAGAAGTATCTGAATTAAACTTCTTAGAAAACTCTTTAAATGCTTTATCTTCTAATATTTTTTCATCTACCCCTTTGTCTTTTAATTCTTTTAATTTCAATTCACTAGATAAATAATTACCTAATTGCATAAATTCCGCTTCTTCTCTTTTACTTATTTTATTGTTTTGTTTTAAAGAAGCTAGTTCATTGGCTCTACTTTGAATTTCATCAAATTCTGCAGAACTAATTAAATCTTGAGCATCTGATTCTCCTAATCTTTCTAAATCTCTATTATTAAATTTTGATTCATATTTAGGAATATCTACTCCTTGTTCTTTATAGAAACTATTGACTTTTTCAAGAATATCTTCATCATCACTAGCACCTAATCCAGCACGAATTGTACTTTCGAGTTGCTTATATCTTTCAATTTCTCTATCTTTTTCTGCTAATTGTCTTTTTGCTTTTCTTTCAACTCTTCCTACTCTCGATTTAACTGCATTATCAATATCTTCTTGTGTTAGTTGTCTTTCTTCTTGACCATCTTGTTCTTCTTGAGAAGATTCATTTTCAATTAACTCCTCATCAATATTTTCTACATCCATATTTTCATCATTTGGCATATGTAACCTCCCATTTTAAGTCTGTCGACTATTAATTCCTAAATGCTTTTTCCGTCTTCATCAGTTTTGGACAATAAAAAAAGAGCTTATTTGCTCTAATTAGCTTAGTTGTTTGATTGTTGATTATTAATCATATCCACTTCTTCAGGAGTTACTCCTGTTTGTTGTTTATTTTGATTTTCCTGTTGTATCATTACTTGTTCCATTGCTCCGTTTAATGCATTTCCTTGTTTTTCTATTTCTGTAATTATTTTGTTTTTCTCTTCTCTAGTCTTTAATATTTCTTTTAATTTTGATTTTGGCATTGTAGAATCCTCTGGTAATGCATTAACATATTCTTCAAATGTAATTTGACCAGCACTTAATAAATTTTCTAAACTCATTTCCATTGCATATTTATCATATGGAGATTTAGGTGTTATATCTATTTTTATATCTAATTCTAGTTTTGCTAAATCTTCATAGCTTAATTTGTATTGTGTATCATAAGTAGTGTCATTGGCATAATCTTTTTCTTGTTTTGTTAATTTTATTCCATCTGTGCTATATGCTTTTAACATTTCAAACCATATTCTTGCAATATCTTCTATAAATGTTTTATAAGCTTCTACTTGTGAATTTATTGGTTGCTGACTAGCTTGTTGCACTGCTAATATTGCTTTACCACTTGTTTGTGTAGGGTCTATGTTTCCAGTTACGTTATCTCCTGCACCAGCTAGATTTTGTGTATCATCTATTAGTTCTTTTTGCAAATTGTATGCATCTGTACTCATTTGAACTGGTTTTAAATAATTAACAACTTTATTTACATCATCAGCATTTAATTCATTAACTTCAATTGTTGTTCCTACACTGTTCAAAGCTTTAGTGTTCTTTATATACTTTGTATTTGCTACAAGCTTTGGAAAAGCTCCTAGCTTTACAGCTAATGCTCTTCTGGTTGCTGTTTTATTTATTTCAATTTGATTTGGAATTAAATATTCAACTTCCCCTTGTCCTCTGCTACTTCCTTTAACTCTTATCCAACTATAATGTGCAACAGGATATAATTTTATCTTTAAATCTGTATCATCCATTATATTTGCTAATCTAGTACATTTTTTAGCCCAAACTGTTCCATTGTGCTTATATAATTTTAATAGTACCAAACACATTGGACTTATTTCATCTGTTCTTCTATCTTTTCCTGCTTGTTCATGATACTCTTCATCACTAACTATTTTCTGTATTTCTTCTTCAGACATTTTATTTACTCTTGCTTCTTCTTTTACTTCATCAACTGTTCTTCTAAAAGAAATAATAATGTAAGGTTGAGATTGAATATTATCATCATTTTCATTTCCATAATATATATTAGTCTTATCTACTTGTTCTGGAACTATGTTTTCATTGTCTTCATAAAAATAAACAATACCTTCAGAATCAATACAAGCATCATCAACACAATTTCTTACAATTTTATCAACTTGGTTTTTCTCCCATGTTCTATTAGCAAATCTATTTAAACTATCACACAAATCTTGTAACTTTTTTCTTTGGTCTTCATTTTCATATGTATCCGAATTGAAATATATTTGATATGAATTAGTTTTTACTACTCCAACTTTATATTTAACAATAGATTGTATTATATTTAATGTAATAGGTTGTATTCCACCTAATTTTGCATTTTCCCATTGGTTTCCTAAATAAAACTTATAATTCTTATCGGATTTTTCATATAAATTTTGCCTATAATTATAGTCAACACCTTTTTGATATTCATTCCATACATCTGTCACAATATTTTTATTTTCCATCTATATATCCTCCTGGCTAGTTGAAGTTCCATCATAATTGTCTAAATTTTTTAATTCTTTACTTAGTTCTTCTATTGCTTTTTCTTGCTCTTTTTCTTCTTTTATTGTTTTAATAGGATGTTTTATTTTTTCCGTTGCTTTTGGCATTTCTGATGTTTTTCCAATATTGAAGCCAAAATAAAAGCCTACTGATAAGCATACTACTGGAAACACAACATATAAAAAATTAATCATTTTTCTTGCTCCTCTTTTTTGTTTTCTTTTTAATAATAACTTTATTTTCTTGTTCTCTTTGTTTTATTTTTTCTCTTAATACACTTTTTTTCATGCTTTACCTCCTAAAATACTTCTATTTCACTTCCATAGTCACTTTGAATGTTATCTTCATCTGTTCCAAACTCTTTGTCTATGAAAGCATTTATTTCCTCATTTTGTGATATTATTTTTTTCATTGTCTGTTGTGGTCTTATATAATAAGCTATAGCCAAAGCCATAACTAAATCATCATGATAACCATCTTCCGCTTCTGCTCTTCCATTTTTATTTACTATAAATGTAAGCATTTCTCTTAATGTATCTTTATCATTGATTTTTTCAATCTCATCCTTTACAATCTCTTGTAAATTAGCTAATATTAAAGGTCTTGTTATTGATGTTGTTCTAAATCCAAATGCTTTTTCGTGTTTAGTAATATATGTATCTTCTTTTTTTCTAACATACATATTAGGGTAATTTAACTCTATTAATTTTTGAATTGGATATGTACTAAAATTACACTCTGGGGCAAGCAATGCTTTGTTGTAAAATATACCTAAGCAGTATATTTGCTTTACATATTCTATTTCATCATATTGTTGCTTTAATACTGCGACTTGCTCTCCTGTAATATTGTTTATTACATGTGCTGTAAAATAGTCTGAGCCTTCTCCTGAGGTATCTCCTCCAATAACATAAGGAATATTATTTTCTGGGTACTTATATATTTTTATACTACCTTTTTCTTCTTTCCTAAATTTCCTTCCTCTTATTCTTAATCCATCATAATAACAAGAAAAAGAACCAATAATACAAGGTTCTTTAACTTCATTTATTCTATTAATAATATTTTTCTTATTAAAATAGCATTTACCTGTTGACAAAAATGCTTCTTCTGGACTTATTGGATATTCTTGTTTGAATTTGTCCACATCTCCACCACAGTTGTTTTTAATGCACCATCTTCTCCACTCTAACTGTTCTAAAGAAACATTATACATTTTTTGTAGTTCTATTTCTTCTTGTGTTAATTGGAATCCCGTATATTGCATTTTATATTCTTCTAATTCATTCCATCCAACAAATAATGGATAAAAATCATTTTCTCCTGCTACTGCTTTGTCCCATAATTCTTTAAAATAATCAAATCCATTTGCTGTACTTTCTATTATCACAATGCTCTCAGGTATATTAGGAACTGCTTGCAATAATCCTAATAATGTATCCTGCTTGTTTCCTTCCCAAAAGGCTAATTCTGATAAATGCAGTGCTGTAAATGTATCAGAACGTCCTATTCCTTTACCTCCTGCTGTCATACATTTTATCTTACTATCAAGTCCTGTCCCTTCTTCATTATTAAATACTAATTCTTTAGCATTTGACTTCTTTTGCTCAGGTTTTATAGACTCAGGTAAATACTCTAACATTCTTTTGCTCATATTAAATAAATTTGTTGTACTATCTTCTTTGTGTGCAACTATACCAGCATTATAATTGTGGTTCGTAACAACATTCTTAAATATAATTGATTCTGTTTCTGTACTAAATCCCATTTGTCTAGCTTTTAATATTATTATTCTTATCGGTTTTTTTTCTTCATGTAGTTTTTTAACAACATTATAATATTTTAGCTGTGGTTCATTTAGCTTTAACGGAATTACATTACCTTTTTTATCTCTTATTTTTATATAAGATTCTATATATTTTTTTGTATTAATACTCATTGCCTTCAACTCTTTTTATATATTCTTCATAAGAAGTATCTACATTTATATTTTCTTGTTTATCTTTCCACCCAAAATTATTTTTTAAATTAAATATAATTCCTGTTCCACCATCTGTTATTAAGTGTTTTTCTAAATAATTCTCTACTCTTAGCTTTGCTTTTTTTATTGTGTCGGAAAATTCTTCTTTTTTAGCATACTCACATAATGTGTCTCTACAAATATCAAGAGCTATGCATAATCCAGTTATAGTGTATGGTTCATTTTTTATATCACAATCTTTAAAGTATTTATCTATTTTTTCTTGTAATTCTTTATCTCTTGTTATTTTATTTGGCCTTCCTCTTGGCATTTGTTTTCACATCCTTTCTTGGTCGATATTTAAAACAATACTCATAATATCTGCATTGTTCACATCTTCTTTGCATACAATTCGCATAATTAATATCTTTCATACTCTATTCCTCTTCTGTGCATGTTAATTTTCCGTCTATTCTTCTTACTATTTTACATTCTATGTTCTTTGTGCATGTTCTACAGTTTTCTTTTTTGAATTGTTCTATTTCTTTATCCATGGTTCTTCCTCCATTTTATTTTATATTTCGACATATTTTGACATCTTTTTTATTCTGGATTTGTTATAATTTCTTTTGAGCCTGAACATTACTTTACTTTTATACAGAAAAGAGGTGTTGCTTTATGACATCAAAAGAAGATATTGCCTTACAACTAACAAAAACAATTATTGAAAATTCTACTTTAGCAAAAATGCCAGATCCTGCTCATATAATTTACAATATATACAATGAGATTTACAATAATATTGAAGTTCACCGTCAATAAATAATCTCAGCTATATCACACATAGCTTTAACATTACATACAATTTGTTCAGGCTCATTATTATAATCCATTCCTTGATTTATTTTCTTTTCTAAAATATCATTTTGTCTATTCAATCTTTTCATTTCATCTAATAAATAATCTTTTATTTCCATATCTTTTCCTCTTTTCTTTTATTTATAAAACACTATGCAATGATATATCGGTTTGTATAAGTAGCTATCTTACACTTTGGATTCTGGTCTATATCACAGCTCAACCTTTAGCTTACGAGCCGAATCTCTTGGAAGACTACACACTTTTTCTTCCCTGTGACGGAATTAGTGTTTCAACCTTATGCTCCCATTGATAAGTTTTATATATCACTGCATACTATTTTATAAATATTAATTAGAACTCGCTAGGAAAGTTCTGTAATAATAATTTTAAGGGGTTTATTATAAACAAAGTGCAAACAGCTAATCTATATTATCAGTTACCTAGCATACTGGTAATAACTAATTAATTACTTGTAAAAAGTTCTCCGCTTCTACTGTCATAATATTTAAAAAAATTTACACACCATGCGTTTACTATTCTTACTTCTTTATTCATGCAATGTATGCAATCTTCATCATATGCTTTTGTATAAAATGCTAGTTTATTATCTAAATTTTCATATCTATTTACTATTACTTCTGTTGTTTCTTGTCCTGGTATTGTTACTTCTACTGCTATATCATTCTTCATTAATTTTGCAGTATCAAATATACTTATTAAATTTTCTCTTTTCATTTTTATTCCTTCTTTCATAACATAATAAAAAGAATAGACATTTAAAACATCTACTCTTATACACACAAACTATTTGTAACTAATACTTTAGTAATCTTGGGCTTGTCCATTTCTGAACGATTACACTTTTCATTAATAATATTTTATCACTTTAAATCGTCACATTTGTCACATATATTATTTTTTTCTAAATATCTTTTTAATTTCATTTTTGCAACACTTTCTGAACTATAATTCATTAAAAACATTATCTGTAACCACGTTTTATTATCATTATATCTATATCTTATTATATCTCTAAGTTCTGCATTTTCTACATAATTTAATTCATATTCTAGCTGGATTCTCATTTTGTCTAGTCTATATGTTTTGTCTTTTATCATCTTTTTATATTTTCTTTTTAGTCCAGCATTTTTTGGTATTTCTACACCGTTCTATTACACAATTATGTTTTATGTATGGATAACTTGTACTGCTTCCTTGTACACTATCTTTTATTACTGTACATTCTTTATTTTCTATTTTTTTTAATCTTTGTTTTAGTCTTTCTAGTTCGTTATTGGTATTTTCTATTTTGTCTAAAAAGTCTTTATTCATTAGTGTACCTCCTTTTTATATTTTCTCTTATTAATTCATCTTTTAAGTCATCTAAAATCTTATATGCTTTATTTAATTGTGCTTGATTTTGTTTTCTTTTTGTTATGTCTAATAAATTTATATTCTCTAATTCTTTCATTGTGTCTATTACTATGTTGTATATATGATTTATTGTCATTTGTTCTTCCTTTCTTTCAAATATTTATATATTACTCTTTCTACATAAGCTAATGCTTCATAATTGCTTATGTATCTTCCATCGTGTCTGTGTCTTACACTTGATCTTATTATCTTTATTTCTTGATTATATTGTCTTTTATACATTGTTGCTAATTGATTCTTGCTTAGTCCTGCTTTCCACTTCTGAATTATTTCTTTATCTTGCATACTACACCTCTTTAGATTCTCTTTAGATGTAGTATGCACTTTTATTTATTTAATAATTCTTTTGCTTTATTTCCAAAATATTGCTTAATGCAATCATCATAAAGTTTTTTATTTTCTCCTGCATAATATTGGCATTTGGTTGTTATGTCTAAATATTCACACAAATTACTATCACTAGTTGCTATATGATTAGCCATTAAATCTATTATTTTGTCTTGTTCTTCTAGCATAGATAATACTATTTCTATTGCTATGCTATCTGTATCTAAATCTGCTGTTAATTGCATTGCAAATATGTCTCCATTTTTTCTTGCTTCTTTGATGACACCATTATTTATTTGTATCATCTTTTTTAGTCTTTCTATTGCTTGTTCTTTTGTCATATGTTAGTCCTCCTCTCCGAAAATTCTTCTGCCTTTAATTTTTCCTTACTAATTATCTTCATTTGTATTCCTACTAATGTTAAATCTTCATAATTTCCTTTATTATTAAAATAATGTTTTAATGCTGTCTTTTTACTTTTATATAATCTTGCAAATCTTAAATCTTTATGAAATTCACTTCTACCATAAGTAGCAAACAGTCCTTCTTTATTTTGTATTACATATACTGTTTTTTCTATTTCCATTCTAATTCCTCTACTTTCTTATTTTCTCCCTTCTAGTAGTTCTTGTAATTTCTCTAATTTTATATATTTTTGTGCATCAATACACGTTGCTTTGTCTGGAAATTCTGCATCTCCTTCAAATATTATTCTATATTCTCCATTGTTTAATATTTCTTCTATCTTGTCTTTTACTTTTTGAACTGAAATTGAATTTGAATATCTTTGTACTAATAATTCATTTATTTTCCTTTGTGTTGCTTCTTGATTTTTTAATTCTTCGTTTTCTTTTTGTAATCTTTCTACTAAATTTGATATTATTTCCACTGAACTTACGCACATATCATACTCTAAATAATCAAAATTAGTTTCTTTTAAAAAATCAATAGCATTCTTTTCTTCCTCGTTCATTTATTCCTCACTTTCCAGCAATTTTTGTAATCTCTTTTTTATATCTAAAGATTTTGTATTCATTGCTCTTAACCTTACTATTTGATAATCATTTTTTCGATAACTTGCACAAATATTTGTATTTTTTGATATTATTTTTTTTGTCTTCTTTATATCATAATCAATTCTGTCTATTATGGCTTTTATTCTTTGCTTTGTAATACAATCTTCGTTTGCTGTATAATATTGCTCAATAATTTCTCCCATACTAGCTTTTGTATACTCTTCTTTTCCTATTATTTCTAATTCTTTCTCCATAATTTTATTTTTTAATCCTTCATTCTCTTTTAATAAAACTTCGTTTATTTCCAATACTCTTTTATAATCTGATAAAATATGTTGCAATATTCTAGCAAGCCCTACAATTTCTTTATTGTAATATCCATGCCAGCCAATTTCTTCTTTATACTCTTTATCTGTTTTTATAGATTTTATAAAATGTTCTGCATTTTTTATATCCTCTTCTATAGAACTTCGTTCATTCTTAATACTATTTTCTTTCACTTAAAACACCTCTATTTCTTCTATTTTTTCTATACTTATAGTTTCACAAACTTTTAAATTAAAAAAAGTAAATTCTTCAGTTTTATAATCAATCTTCAAATCTATTTCACACATCGTTTGTTTTAAACAATCAAATAGCCATAATGGCAGTTTGATGTATTTAGGGTAATTGTGATGCTTTAACACATAATCGTGTATTCTGTTATTAACAATGCATTGCAATTCTAAATATTCAATGCTATCTTTAGTGGTTCTTTTATTTATTTTTTCTTTCACTATGTATCACTCCTCCCATCTAATTTACTTTTAAAATAAGGTCGGTTTTCTGTGTTATAACACAAACTAGAATTAGGACATTCCATAGTTTTCTTTTTCACACACATTTCGCAACTCTTAATTTTTTCGAGTTTTATTATATCTACTAAATAACTTCCTATTGATTTTCCAAAACTCATATCTTATTTACTCCTTTATCACTAAATTTGCTTTGATTAAATCGTATAATTTTCCCATTGCAATTCCACAATCACTATTTACTACAAGTTCTCTTCTATCAAATGTTCTTATATATATTTGTTCGTTGCTACCTTTTATTTCAATCATTTTGTCGTTCCATTCATAAAGTGAATTTGAAGGATTTCTTTTATTCTCATGATATTCAAATCCAAACTTTTCAAGTTCTTTTAAATCTACATCATCTCTTATTTTTAACATATCTATTCTCCTCCTAATAATTCTGGATTATCGTATATATTTCCAATTACTTCTGATATTCTTGTATTAATTAGTTTTGGTGCTACTCTTGTTGAACTTCCCCAGTGCATTCCAGCATAAAAACAACCCTTATCAAATATTACCTTTTCAATATGTTGTCCTCTGCTATCTCTGTATTTAACAATATCTCCCTCATATATTTCTTTTCCGTTTTTATCGTGTAGTCCTGTGAATTGTCCTACTGTATCAACTTTTACTTTAAAATTATAATAATCACTTTCTCGTATCCAAGTACTTTGGTCACTTTTTATTAAGTTTCCATATATCCACCCTTTGTCAAAGCTTAATCCTCTAAACTTTATTTCTCTATTCATCTTCTCCTCCTACTCCTCAATATCACTTATTCCTAAATAATCTAGCATATCTGTATAACATTCTTTGCACATATTACATAATTTTCGTGGAGAGTTTCCATTTTTTGCGACTGAAACAGTTATTCTGTCTAATGTAAAATTTCCACATCTTACACAAAATTTTTTATTGTTGCTTTGTATATTAAACATAAATTGCTCAAATTCTTTTTTGTTCATGTTCTTTACATCTTCAAAATTCATCTTCTCCTCCTACTTTATAGCAATTAGTCAAGTATTGCTCTTTTGTTAGTATTGTTTGTATATTTTCTTCTCTAATGCTTCTATTTAAAAGCGAATCATCTTCTATAATTAAGCACCAAAAATCATTGCCATATTCGTCGACATCTTCATATTTATCAATAATCAAATGTCTGTTTACTATATCTCCACATACTATTAAGTCTATTAGTTGTTTGCTGTGTTTTACTATTTTATCTATTTGAAATGATACTGGAAGATTATATTTATTATTCATATTTACATATATTGTTTCATTTACTATTCTTGATACTCTTCCTATTCCAATACAATTTCTGTTATCCATATTAATTCTCACATATTCGTTTACTTCTATCATCTCTTACCTCCTTACATAAATGCTTCAAATGTAACTTGTCCATCTTCCATTATTCCATTTAAAATATCTTCACTTATCATTTTTTCTTTTGCTTGATTATAAAAATCTTTTTTTATTTCAAAGCCATAAGCGTTTCTTTTCAATTCTGCACAAGCTCTTAAAGTCGAAGCGCTTCCGTGCTACTGGGTCTATTACAACATCCCCTTCATCTGTAAATATTTCTATTAATCTCTTTAATAAACTTATTGGTTTTTGTGTAGGATGTATTTTAGGGTATAGTTTAGAACTGTCTCTTTTCCACTCAAACCAGTTGAATATCATTTTTCCTTTTTGTTCTTCTGTTCTACCATTATTAAATTTTGGTAGTTTATCTCTATAAAGTACCACTGCGTATTCTGTTGCTCCTACTATTTTCATATTAGCTTTTAATACTGATGCAGAATAATTTTTTACAAATACTAGTGGATAACTTTTCATTAATCCATGTTTTTTTGCTTCATCTATTACCATTTGCATTTGTTCAAAAGCACAGAATACTATCATTGCTGGTGCTTGTCCTTTTTCTTTTGGTTCTTTCTTTAAATATCTAGTACAGAAATCAAAGAAATTATTTATTTTAAAGTCATTATCTGTATCAAAAAAACTTTTTCCAGCTAGTTTGCTTTCTCCGTTTTTGTTATCTCCATCTTTATACCACATAGGGTTGCTTGCATAAGCATTGTTTCCAAGGTTATATGGTATATCTGCAATAATTAATTGTGCATGAGGTATTCCATATCTTTTAGCATTTTCAAAATGATCATTATATAATTCTATCTTACATTTTTTATTCATCTCTTATGTTCCTTTCATTTAATTTCTTCTATTTCTAAAATAACTTTACTTGATTTTCCATATTCAAAATCATCTCTAAAACCTTTTACAAAGTTTCTATTATCATCTTTTAACTTTCCTGCTTTTACCATACTGTCTAATATGAACTTTTTGGCAAAGCATACATTGTCTAAATCACGTCTTTTGTTTTCTTCAACCCATATAAAATGGATTTTTATTGGATTTTCATATGTAGGCAATAAGTTTATATACCAGCCTATGTCTTTTTCAACATTCTT